AGCCAATTGTTATATCTCGCCATCCTGCATTGGTAATCGTCTCGTTCCCGTCAATCTCTTTTGTTATTTTTATGTCAATCATTCTTTTTTCTCATTCAGTTAATAGAAGCTAGATGTTATCACTTTGCTGTCGCTAGTCAACGATTATTTTAACTCAGGCAATAAAAAGCCCCAATTAAGGGGCTAAAGAATCGACCGCAAAAGCCTGCAATCCTTATTTCTTTAATTCCTGAAGCTCTGGAAAGCGACAGGATTCTTTGACGCATTTGACGCACTTTGGGAGATGGCCTTACGCTTACTGTTGACGGTTAGTAATATACCAAGCCTTTACTTAAAAAACAACCCTGCAACGGCGCAAACGCAAACGAATATTACTGAGCCTAGTAGTTTGTTACCCATTGCCCGGTGTTCTTTGCGAACTTCTTTTAGGTCGTTTGATGTGTGAGAATTTGCATCAACTCGCCTTGTCAGTTCCGTCACTTCTTTTTGTGTTTCTCTTTGCGTCTGTGAAATTATTTTAATTTCATCCTGGACTACTTTTAGCTCAATCTGACCCTTCGCTATCTCTGTTATCGCCTCGGTCAGTCTCTCGTTCGTCTTCTCTTGTGACTGCATGAATTGAATTAGGTCTGGGTTCGACATTTTTTAGGTTCTTAATTAAAATTGATATTGCGATATATAATATCACAGAATCGGTTATAAATAGTGCGACTATTATCGCTAACAAAATCAAGTCCATCTTTACCAGCTATTAGTAGTGCCGATATCTCAACGGCTAAGTATATATTCTTCCAACTAACTATATCGTTTTGCTTGAAATCGACCAGTAAACAGTAAATTGGGTTATAAAGAAAAAGCAGGTTAAAAAGGCTGGATATAACCATGCAGCAAATAAGAAGCGATGATAACACAAGTTGTATAGATTTTACCTTGGGTCTAGCTATGTAACAAACAACCGCCGTTGTAGTGTAAACAAAAGATATCAAAACAAGATAAGCAGAGTAGTTAAACGTGCTAACGCTTTTAATTAAATCTGACTCTACAAAAAAGCCAGCTAAAAAACTGGCTGTTACAATTAACGACAAGCGCACTTACGGCTTCTTGTCTGGTGGTGGGAGGGTTTCGCCGTCGCCTAGATCGTCATCTCCATCTTTTTGGGCGCCCACATAGCCTTCAATGCCATTAAACTCACTATCCCACATTTCTTCTGATTTACGCATAATACTACCTCTTCTGTAAGTGAATGTTAATTATAGCACGATTTATTATTTACTTTGCAACCTGTCAATCTCGCGCTGATAGTTTTTAATATCTTTCTCTGCCGATTCAAAAGCTGGATAGTCGCCGCGATTACTTGCGTCCTGCTGCTTTGCCTTTGTTCGTTCTATTGCTGATTTGTAGTAGTTAATCATTGGCTTTTATCGCTCGCTTTATCAGGGTAAGCGGCGTACCAACAGGAGCCGTAACAACCAAAAATACGACAATCAAGGAGACTATAATAGTATTAAGCCAGTTGTTGCAAGTTATAGCGTAAAGTGCCCTCGCGTTATAGCCTATAAGGTTTTTTGCGGCGTGCATCCAGCAAACGACGCACCAAATAATTAGCACAAGCGTAGCAATATCAAAGCTTTCCATAATCAACCCTCACCCTTAGATTGGCCGATATTGTTAGACCACATTAAAAGAAATACACCAACGACAATTTTACCGTCGTCAATCATATAGCATCCCACGCCAGCAATTACTATTACTGCAATTAACTTCGCTATTCTTAGCTTAAGATTGTTACTCATGATTAGTCTCCTCATTCAATGTTATTGTGAATTTGTCGCTATTAAGAAGTTTGTCAATTTGCTCATCAGCTTGCCACTGCACAACAAAAACCTCCGTTAACTCGCTGTCAATTGCATCGCGCAACTTTTCTTCGTCCATAACTATCCCTCCTCATTCAATGTTATTGTGAATTTTTTAGATTCCATTAACCACCCAACCGCATCCCTTGCCGCAGCAAACTGGTTATGCATATCGCCCTTGCTGGTTAATTGCTTAACTAGAGCATCACGCAATTTCTCATCGTCGGTGCGGGTGTCGATTGGTTTAAATCTGTAAACACCATCTCCAATGTGATGAGAATTCAAGTTGCTGCCCATGCCAGAAAAAACCAACCACTCTGGATTTTTATCAAAACCAACAATAAAGCACAGTTGAAACTGAGAGTCATCTTCAAAATACTTTTTAACTAAGCACTCACTCCCAACAGGCGGTAACTCGCCATTATCGTGCATTTCTTGCGTATAAACTGGCTTGCTTTCGTAATGCTCCCCGTTATTGCCGTTTTGACCGATTGGTATCATTCTTGCCGACTCCTCTTCTGCAGGCCATTGTTTTTCACGCTTACTGTAATACTCATCACGCGCCATTGCTGTTAGGTCGTGGCGGTTGTCGTGGAGTGATTTGACGTAGTACTTATCATCAGACGAATCACGATCATTCCAATCATCAACACCCGCCACAGATACTACATGCTCATCACCATTAATAAGGCAAACGATATCATTAACCTCAACCAATCGACCGCACTTCAAAAACCACTTAAGCGTTGGGTAGCCTCGGCCTGTTTGGTCGGTTAGGTTGAGGTCGTATCCGCTTATATCATAACAACCTTCTATCGACTCAGGGACGTCGCCGGACTGGCTATTGCTCATGTGGTCACTGCTTTCGTTTATGTAGCCATATCGGTTCGCGAATTGATATCCGCCACCGTTTTCAATAAAATAAACATGCGTAGCATCCATTGTATTCTCAAGTGTAAATTTATTTTTCATTTTTTATTCTCCGTAAGTTAGATTTTGAAATGCAGCGCTTTGTTTTTCCATTTCTGCGTTTCTAATTTTTGATATTCTGCATCGAATAGAGCCAATTCGCTCGAATGTGACGCCGAGCTCTTTTGCCATCTGCTCCCGTGGAAGCTTTGAATTCATAACAAAATCAATTTCACTTTGAGTCACCGGTCTGTTTTTCATTAGCCCGCTTCTGTATTTCGGGTAATTTCTTTTAATAAGCTCGTTTGCTGCGGTTCTGCAGACTCCCAATTTTTTAGCAACCTGAGAGATTGTGCTTGAAGATTTAATTGCTGCTAACAACTCCATAGGCTTAACGTATGGCTTTTCGAATTTAACGCATAGCTCTGGCATGTGAATCTGCATTTGATTGTAAAAAGTGTTGTAGTTAAGCCCTAAGCACTCCGCCGCCTCTTTCATTGTTTCTGAGCTGTTCATTACTGATGCAAAAACCCGTCTATTACTTTCGCATCTCCAATCAATGCGATTACCTTTTTTATTAAGAAGCATAACTAAGCCACCGTATTACTATTAGCTGCACTGTGTTGCTCTGACTTGCTAGCAACACACGATTGCTTTGCTCTTGTTGAGCAAATTTCGTAGGCCTCTGTTGTCTCAGCCACCGACTTCGCTGATAGCCATACGCCAGACGCCTCTAATTGCTTACCTTGGCGCTCAAGTCTTAACGCTTTTAGTCCTAGCTTTTTACATGTTGTCATTTTTTTGTTCCTTAAATTAAATTTGATGTTATTTTGTGTTTAAATATAGATATAGCCCCCTTACCTTCGAGCGACTTAATCATTGATAATGGGTACTGAGATTGATCTACTTCACCAACAAACAAGAATTTGCTCTTCTCAACCAACCCAATAAACTTGACTTGCTTTTTTGTTAGTTTCATTTTAATTCCTTAAATTAAGTAAGTAACGAACACTTTAAATTAATGATAAGTGTTCGTCAACAGTTATTTTATTTATTTTTCCATATTAACAATCCTCACGCTCTGAGTCTGCAAGGTACTGATATTTATCGTCATCAATTTTATCTTCAAGCTCTTTTATTTTTTCTTTTGCTTGCTTTAGTTCAATAGCATATAAGTAAGTTTGTTTGTCTTCGACGGATAATTCAAAGTATTGATCCACCCTTCTGGATGCGTGGCAGGCACTTGCGTTGTAAGCGGCACAAACGGCAGAGGCGGCATAAAAAGAGGCCCTCTCCGCTTTTGTGTCACAAAAAAGAGCGCGGACGGAACGGTAAACCACATAAGCCTCATTAACCATACTTTCCAGCTCTTCCTCTGCAAAAGCCTTTGGGTTATCCAACCATTCCATTGCCCTCATTATTTCTTTATTCATACTAATACCCATGCGCCTTCTTCTTTAGCTCTGAAATTTCTGCGTGTGCGTTTTTGAGTTGGTTTTCTAGCAGTGCGTTTTCGTGCGTTAGTGTTTTTATGCGCTCTTGGTTGTCGTCGTAGGCGTTTATTGCTGTAATTATGTAACTCAAATTTCCGTTAATCGGCGCGTTGTAAATGTCGTGCTCATTCGCTGGTAACTCAAAAAAGTCACTCATTTTAATATCTTTCATGGTTATTTCTCAACCTTTGTTACGCGAAAGTGTTCGTGCAGGTCTTCAACTGAGCATTCCCCACTGTTGTATTTGTTGATAAGCTCACCAATCAAATCAACCTCAATGTCTCGGCGTGTTGCCTCTTTGGATTTGTGGCCTACGCTCCCGCTCTTATCTATTGCGTGAGGCTCAAGAATTTTAATATCTTTCATTTTTCTAGCTCCTTCAGTAGTGCGTCTGCGAACTCTACGCTAGTTTCAGTTACCTCGCTTACCCATTCTGGTGGCGAATCGTGAAGGTCTGAATCTCCCATATGAGCGCTTGATAAGAGCCCCTGCATAGCCAGTCCCGCAAAGTGTTCGCGCTTTGTTAGGCCTCTGTAGTCGCGGCGTACGCCACCGAATTTATCAAATGCAACGCCAGCACCTTTAGTGCCGTTAATAGTGGCGTCTTTTTCTTTTTGCTCTGCAACTCTCGGCGCGGCATGCTCCTCAAGCGCTTTTCTTGCTAGCTCGTTCATTGTGTTCATTTTGTATTCCCCTTTCATTAAAAAACCCAGCTTATCACGGCTGGGTTTTGTGTCAACGTTTAATTTGGATTAATTTTCAAAGAATGCAGTATCACCATCCCACTCCAATTTTTTAGGGTTAAACTTTGGGTTTTTCTTTCTGATTATGTTTTCGCAAGTTTCAACCCCAAGCAGCGGCTCATTAAGACAGCTAAGCATTCCATCAACCCCGACAAAGTGCACTTGATAATGGTATCGCATAGGAGTAAACCTTCCAGCCTTAACCCTTGTTATTTTTGTTGGTGTAACTTCGTAATCCCCTGTGTTGAACGTACTCCAGTTGGCATCAAGCTGAACGTACTCATTATATACCTCAACATTTACCTTTATCGCTTTATTCATTTTTCACTCCGAAAATAATCTATTAATAACCAAATCAAACTTATCAGGCAATGCCATCATTAAACTTTTAAGTGTGCGCTTACTTGCTGCGACGTCCATAATCCCGTCTCGATCAATGTCTGCGATTGATTCGCCGACAAGAATGCAACCAAGTGTGTCACCAGTAAAATTACCATAGTGAATTAATACATCAGTACGCCCGGCAACATTTTTAATTAGAATGCACTCGCCAAACTTTGGTGACACATGCTTAACACACTCATACGTACCCGCAGGAATACAGCTAATATTCTGCTGATTGTTAATCCACGGCAACTCAAGCGTATAGCATGTAAAATCGCCGTACTCCATAGCGCCTAACGTGTTATGCCTTGTTGGGATTGTGTTTAGTTTTAGTTGCATTATTTCAACTCCTCCGCTGTATAAGCCGCGACTTGAGATGGAACTAGTGAAACTACAGGAACAGGCCTCTTAATATCGTAACCAATGAAATCTAGAGACTTTTTGTGCCAATTAAATTCGTAATCATCACAGTTAACTATTACGGATTGCCCTGATTTTAGGTATATTGTTAGTTTGTATTTACTCATTTTGCCTCCCTCATCATTAAAAACACAATCATTGCGGCGCGTAGTGGGTTTTTGTCGTAACTCATGGTTTGAACTTGGTAACTACCAACGCTCGAAGGATTGAAATTGTTAGCCATCCATTTTTCACCATGCGGCGAAACCCCTATTTTATTATCAACAATAATCGGCCAAGCGTCAGATGGATTGTTGCAGTAGTCTAATACAGTAAGATTGGACTCCGAGCCATCAACCTCGAAATACAGGAGAGCGCCATCAACGCAGTCCAGTTCGAGATGCTCTAGCCCCAACTGATACAACGTAACAGCCTTATTAATCTCAAAATCACTCATCTTTTTGTATTCATTCACTTTGCATTCTCCTTTAATTGCTCAATAATGTCTTCGCGCACGAAATCAAAAGCTAACATATCGGTTATTGCCTGCTGCTCTTTTTCATCTTCAATGTCAGTAAACAACTCTGTTAACTCATACATCTCATGCTCGCTTGGCTCATCGTAACCGCCATCATATGCAGGGTGATAATATCCCCACACGTAGCAATCTACAGTGCGGCCGTTAATGTCTATCGTTACTAGTTCTTCTGTAATTGTGTTCATTTTTTAATCTCTATTGCGTTGACCTGCTTAGCCACCTTGATTATATGCTCCAGAAGATAATCATTTTCCTTGCAATACTCAATCATTGCATCAAGCGTGACGTAACCATCTGGACACGAACCCCAAAGCTGATTTCCAACCTCGAACTCATCACGTAAGTATTTTAAATCGTCTGATAGTTTAGTTATTTCTTGTGTGTTCATTTCTTCATCCTCAAGCATTCCTCAGCAACTTTTATTGCGTCGTTTGTTAGTAGTTTGTACTCGTTGATTATTTGCTTTTGCTGATATAACTGATAGCCGCTAAATAATAAAGCGCAGCACAAAACCAAAGTAACAAAACAATGAATATTGTCTAGTGTTTTATTTTTCATGGCAGCCCCACGGATAGCTTTACTTTGGTCTCTGTAATGTCACCACTGGAATTTATCTCGTTCAATAGCTCAATATCAACAACTTTGACCTCTTCTTTGTCGTTAAACTCTCTTACAAGTTTACTTATATCCATTTCAAGATACATTTTTTTGTGTTTTAGTTTCATTTCAATCTCCAATTAATTAACCCGCCCATAATATCGAACCAGGGCGGATTGTCAACGTTTAATCAATGTTTATCACTCAACATCTCAGTCCAGTCTCCGCCAACGTACCGCTGCAACCGCCTTTCAAGGTCGCCTTTCAAGCTTGCCAGCTTTTCACCCTGCTTACCCCGCAACATCTGCGCCCATTTCTCAGCGCTAACCCGTGGCTTTTCATCCAGTCCTAATTTGTAGCGCATGTTTTGCCATTGTTGGCGGGTGTAGCTCTCCATTTCTGCGTCAAGCGTACAATAATCAACTTGGTCATGGTCATGGTAGTCGTCGCGATAAATTAGTGGATATTCATTATCCCCATCCCAAGCGCACTCATTAACCGCCAGCCACTCAAGGTCGTTTTGTGGGACGAATTCCCAGTGCCTCATCTGCTCTTTATTTGAAAAAACGTTACGGTTTTCGCACCAATAAACATTTCCAGCCTCATCAATATGGTGTATCGTTTCTTGACCTTCCGATACATCATCTTCTTCCCAAACCTGCCCCACTTGCGGCTTAACTTTATTCATCATAACCCCCGTTAACAGAAACAATTATTCTCGCTAGGCGTAGCGACCTTTCGTCAATAAAGCCAGTCAAATCGTAATTGCCTGCATAAACTAACCACTCGGTGGTGCACTTATATGCAATCTCAACGCTACGCCCGTCATGATGAACTGTCACCGCTGGAGACTCGTCGTTATCGTCATGCTTATCAAACATGACGACCATGTTATTTCTAACGCCAATATCATACAGAGTACCATTACAACAACCTTCAACATCGGCAAAATACCTTCCTTTCGGCAGGCACCTCATGTTTGCATCAAACATCATAACCTCCATTAATCTCAATTACGCAGTCGATAAGTGCGGCTGGTAGCTGGTCTTTAGTTACGTCGTCAATAGTAACCAATCGCTCGCATGTCTTTGGGTTTTCAATAAATACAACCATTGTATTATCTTCCCACGGGGATATTTCAACGTTATATTCTAAGCGTAAATCCCACAGCAACGCCTTGTCTTGTTCGGGGTTGAACACTTTAGGCCCCATATCACCGCGCGGGTCATAAAAATCTAAAAAACAGTCATCTTGTGTTGGCCCGTCACAATTATCGTAAACCGTTAACCCCAATATCTCCGCCAATCTCTTAGCGCGTTTAATTTGTTGTGGTGTCATTGTTGTTTCTCCAAAATTGAAATTGCTTCGTCGATAGCCGCTTCTAAGTCATGATGAATTACCATAGAGTAGCTATAAACGTTTTCGCTCATTAGCTTAATAGTGACGAGCGAGTCCGTTTCGATTATTTTAGATATAACTTTCTTTGCATCTTCTGGGGTGTTGAACGGCCAGTTTACTTTAGCCATCAAGCTGTCGGAGGTCTGCCCTGACACTTTAAATAGCGCCTCTTTGGCGGGCATTAAGCCCTTGTGAGAATTAACCGTGATTGTTGCGCCGATTTTACACATCGACATTAGTTTGTTTAGCTTGTTCATTATTGTTTCTCCATAAAATAAAACCCCAATTTAATAGTAAACTGGGGTTTTGTCAACGATTATTTAAATTAACTTGAAGTGTTTTGCTAGGGCGATTGCGTCTTGCTTGTTAAACCCTATTGTATCCGACGGCATTAACTCCGAATCAAAGTCGAAGTTAACACGGCTTTTGTCTTTAGTAATAAAGTGATTAAAAATATCCTTGTCACTAAACTCATACTCCCTAATATCAAAAGTTTTTCTGGTGATTGGCTTGCGACACCAACTTGTAACACTATCGCTGTCTTCAAGCACGATACCCATCGAAGCTAGCTCATCAAGGATGACATCAACGGTCGCCCAGTCTTTGCTAGCGCGCGCATCATTACGTTTAACAATCAGCGCTTCAATAGCCGCTGGCGCATTATCAATTTCTTGTTGTGTTAGCTCTCTCATTTTTCAACCCTCATTAATCCAAATTCTGCCAGTTCGTCGTCGGTTAGTGGTGTTGAGTATTTCCAGCTGCCCCCTTGGCTCCCCGTATCTTTGTTTTTCATCATCATTAGCAGGTCTCCAGTTTGAGGCTTCTTATCGAAATCACTAACCCAACACAAGCAAGGGTATTGGATTGGTTTTTCGATGATGATGAATAGGTCGTCAGAACACTTGCAAGATAAGTGGTATGTACCACCGCTGGTAAATGTCATAATCTTGCCGTCAAGAGCGGCAACTATTGGGGCGTGCTTGCAATCAAAAACAGTAACCTGGGTAACTTCTCGCCCGTCGCGTGTTTCGTATCGAACCGCATCTTTCATTTTGTCGATGCTAAATGGTATTTTTTGTGTTTGCATAATTACTTCTCCTAATTGTTTGAACCATCCGGAATTACCGGATAGTTGGTTGTTAATTGAAAGCCCATATTGCATTGTATGGGCTTGGATGTCAACGGTTAATTTGATTTAATTTCTATTCCAACGTAAAACGCCAAATTTACGACCCCTTGAATCTTGCCTAAGCTCTGAATAGAGGCCTGCAAAGCATTTCCTACCATGATCTGTTATGTACTCAAGTTCTGAAAAATAGTTACTAGCTATCAATCGTTTGATGTAATTAGTATCACCGTAAAAAGTAGAAATACACCCCTTCTTTTTAGCAATAGAAAGCGCCTCACCTTTAGCGTTAATATAAATATCCCAATTAGAGGAGGGATCACTAAAAGCAATTTCATAATTACTTTTTAATTTAACTGTGTCTATCAGATTCATAGTACTAGCACCTAAAGCGGCTGTGTTGTTTAAAAGCTATTAATGTAATCTTATGCAGGTTTAATGTCAACAGTTAATTTGATTTATTTACTAAAAAACTCTATCCGTTATTTCGACAATACTCGAATTTCCGCCAGCAAGTACCACACCGCCGACGGATATAGTCTTTATTTCCACAATCCTCGAAGTTTCTACAGCGCGTTTTAAAGCCTCCTTTTCTCTTACTGCGGCTACGGCATCAATTGCTTTATTTAATCGCTTTGAAGCCTCGTTAAACGCATTACGAGCCAAATATAGCTCTTTATCTAAATCATTCATGATATACCTTTTTGTTGTCAACCAAATGGACGTCTAGACGCTTAGATGGCTAGACTTCTAGACGTCTACAGTGTTAATTAAATGTTAAATTAATATAAGCGCCATAATAATTACTATCACTATAGTTTCAGTGTTTTCGTTTAGGAATTCCCACATGTTCATCAGTCATAGCACCCCATGAGCGCGGCCATCATCGCAACGGCCATCACTGCGGCATACCCACAGAACGCAACTCTAGCACCCTGATCCCAGTAGTAAGGGTTCATAAGGGATATATCCATCTCAACAAAGGAAACGCAAGCCGCAACAAACAATCCCGGAACAAAAGTGATGATAGCCCATGCAATTAATCCAATCATAAATTTACTCACTTATTCACCTCCTGCCATTCACGCAGCTCTTCGATGCTGATTAGGCTATCTTCCCACTGGACACCGGTCAGGCTTGGCATTCTGATTGCAGCGCAATTGTAATAGTTATTTGTTCCTCCCCAGCCGCTCGCGTTGAGTTCTGGCTCTTCTTTATAGGCGTACCAATACCCATTAGCATCACAAGCCAACCACTTCACCTCATCAACAAAAATTCCCGCATCGGGCATATCTTTCAGCCACGGGCGCTGGTCGATTTTTGATACAACTGACAGGCCACTATTTGCGTGAAGCGTTTCTCCGCCTTTATCAACCATTATCGTTACTCCTTCAAAGTCAAGAATTACGGCGTCATTGGTAGCAAAAATCACAGTAGATTCATTATTATTTTTCAACTTATACAAATCCCCAATCTTCGCATTACTTAAATTAATCATTTTGTTTCTCCATTAAGTTCACCCTGCAACCTTACCATTTCACGCCTTGATTGCAAGATTAATTTTTTAAGTTTATCAATTTTATCGAGCTGTGCAGTTATCTTTTGCTGGATAACTGCGTTGTGTTCACACCATTGCGCCAGTTTTGCTATTGATTGTGCTTTTGTTGGGTTCATTTTATTTTCTTCCTTAGCTCAAATAAATTTTATTAATCATTGCCACATATTCATCGTTACCCATGAAATCTTTTACGTGATGCTTAAAATCTTGATTGGATGCGGTCTGAATTTTTTCAGCAACTTTTATAGCCTGCCTTAGGTTCATCATTTTGTTATTTAGTAGCGCCCTTTCGCCTTTAAGCGCTTTTGATTTAAGTAACGACTTGTGTCTTGCATACTTCGCTTTTCTTTCCCAGTCCTTATGCTCGTCCGTTTCAGTGTCCATCGTTGTATTTTCTATATCGAAAGTAACATCAGCAATTATTTCTTTGCACTTATCTATATATTGCTGATTGATGTGCATGTCATCTTCTAGATCAAACATTCGTTGAATTAAGCTTTCTGTGTTCATTTTATTTTCCTTTTGTTAGCCCCGTAGGGCGTTGTTATGATCTCTCGTAGCTGTACGTTAGATCTCTAAATCTTGGCGCGTTACTCATGTACACGCGAATTAATTTACTACCCAAGGCGCACTCTGAAAGTCTTTTTTTAACCTTTTCGCAGTCTGCCGGATCTAGGTTCTCAGCCTTAATTACGCTGATTATTGCATCTATGTACTCGTCCATTAAGCCATCATCCCCTTTATATTTTTTCTTTGGTTTGTTGCTTCGTTTAAGTGGTTCTATCTTATCAAACGTGTTGGCGGTGTCAACGGTTAATTTGAAATAAATGTGATTATTTTTTATGACGTAACTGGTTGACCAGTGGTGTCCAGTTTTTCCCAGAAAAAAACAATTGTAAATCAGTAACTTATAGGTTTATGGTAGTTTTCTGGGGCGGAAACCCCAATTTTTGGACAGTTTTTTTACTTTGCATTTCAATGACTTAAGTAACTTTTTTCACTTTCTGGGGATTCTGGGGAATGGTATTGAAATATGCCAGTGACACCCCCTATATATTTTCTTTAATATATATAGGTTTAAAAATAGTTTACCTCCCAGTTTTATTCATGGTTGACCAGTTTTACTTTTTTTTATTTTTCTGTCCCCAGAATCCCCACTTTTGACCATTTTGCGCAAAAAACATACAAAACACCCACTGAAACCCATTGGATACGTTAAAAGCAAAGTCAAAAACTGGGGTTTGGAATTCCCCAGTTTGTCCCCAGAAATTAAGCTTCTGGGGGCAAATTTGACGTTTTTACATGTTTTTTCCGTTTGTTTCTGGGTTACTTTTGTTTATTGCTTGTTGTACAACGTCAAACAATGATGTATAGTCTTGCTTTCTCAAATAAGGGGTTAAAATGAATTACAGACAATATATACAATCAATAATTAGCAAAATGTCAGTAGGTGACACTCTGGTTATTGAAGATCATGGAAAATCAAAGGGCGTTATTCGTGTAACTATAGATAGATGTAAAGGCGACATGGTATTTAAGACTTTGATCGGCATTGACGGCGAGTTTTTAGTTAAGAGGGTAAAATAGTGAATGAGATAATGAATGAGCTTGGCGCTTTAGGCGTTACCGAGGTTGAAGGGCAAATAGGCGTAGTAAAAGCCAGATTAAAGGCAAAGCAAATAGTACCCGCCGTAATATGGCCTGATTACTCACCGAAAGAGCTTGAAGATAGCGACTATGACGATGTTAACCTAGTTAATGATAATGATAATGATATTTTGTCGCGAATGTCACGCGAGATATCAGAGCGCATCCAGTTCCCTATAAATACAGTGTATATACATGGTATGGCGGTAATAGCTAGCGCTATGGTGAAAGGTTTTAGGTACGAATACAACGACGAGGAAGTGGTGTCTATATACAGCGTTACAGGTCAGCCGCCATCAACAGGTAAGTCCGGCGTTCATAATGCGTTTTCAAAACCTATACGTGTGGCGTTTAGCCATTACAACGATAACCAGCAAATTAAGCGCGACATTATATCTCGCGACATAAAGACAAAAAAAGAAGCGTTAAAATCAGAGCATGAAAAAGCAATCCCAGAGATTATGCGCGATATAGTCGATCTTGAAAGAAAGCTGGAGCAGACGCCAATATATAACTACTGCGTTTCAGATGCCACACCGGAGGCGCTTGTCCAAGGCGCTCTTGCCCGTGGCGGAATGTTCAACGTAATGTCAGACGAAGGCAGCGCTATCGAGTCGGTTCTTGGTAATCTTTACGGCAATGGCGGCGTAGTAAATACAGAGGGCATTCTTCACGGTTGGGATAACGGATTCTGTTCTATATCAAGAAAAAGCACAGGCGATATAAAGGGTCATGTCAGGGGTTGTGTCGCTGTGTTGGCCCAGGGGAACACGGTTAAATCAATATTAGATGCGGCGGCAAACGGAAACGGTGTTGCGGAGCGCTTTTTCTTGCTAAAAGAGCCTTGGGCATTTGGCGGCAGAAACAGACGGAAAAGAAGTAGAAAGCCAATAGACAAAACTCTTCACGCTGAGTACGCAAACCTAGCTACAAAGCTGGTTAATTCTGACGACATTGTATTTACGTTTAATGATGAATCAATTGATCTAATTGATGATCTGCTTGAGTATTACGAACCGTTTTTAGCGCAGGGGCAGAAGTACGGAAACCCAATGATGCAGGGCGTTGTTGGTAAAGCAGATAAGCGGATATGTAAGGTTGCTTGTGTCTTGCACGCCGCAAAGAATTGGAGTGCCAGCGGCGGCTGTACGGTTGTTGATACTGATTGCGTTGTTAAAGCTATTGATATTTGTAAGCAAATGCTAGTAGCTTATGAGAAAACGGCAGTAACAAGTGGTTACATTGGCGAAGTGGCTGAGTGCCAGGCTGTCGTTGAAGAAATCACAAAGATGGCGCAAAAAGGCAAAAAGGACTTCGTGTGTAGCGAAATGAACAGTAAGTTTAAGCGCGGATCTGTTTTTGGTGATCAGCCAAGCCTGTCAAGGCATATTCGCGAAAAGGTAATCCCAAAGCTTGAGCAGGCTGGCTATTGCGCTGCTATCGGCAAGCGAATTTACATCAACCCAAAATTAAAAGGCGGGTAAATGGTTATATTTAGCGATTTAACAAATGAGGATTGGATAGAGATTGCAACGATAAGTATGCCGCCAAGTCTTGAAATGCAGGTTAAGCAAGAGATAAGAATCAGGGCTAACAATGATTATGGAATTCACTTTGATGATCGCGGATATGTTGTGAAAGCGTTTTTCAGTGGGTCGAACCGAGAGGTTTACGGTTTTGATAGCGCGGAGTCGGCGAAGGAGTTTTTACTATCAAATCACTATGCAAGCTTATTAGCTGAAATGAAATGCCCGTCGGTTCGTGGTGAATGGCGAGGCTTTATCACGGCGGATATGGAGAAAATAAAATCCATAATGCCAAAAAATATAACTGATGTCATGGAGATGTACGCGCCTAATTATCGCGACACAAAAACAACAACTAGCGAGCTTATTAACTTTAAAAACAAATTATTGAAAAATATGGAGCAATCAAAGCAAATTAACCGTTGACACCAACACCGATTGCTGTAATATCGGTGTTGAATTAATTAGGAGAATGAGAATGACAAGAAAGTTATCTTTTTATTGTTACAGGTGCTCTAGTTATAAGGACGCTGAATCGTTTGTGCCAAATCAGCCTTATCATTGCAGGTGGTGCAAGAAGTGTCAATGCACACCGATAGGTAAAATCCCATAATGAGTAACCTAATCCCACAGCACGAAATAGACCGCATAAGCCAAGGCGCTGATATTGTTTCGATAGTTGAAAGTTACGGCGTCAAGTTGCGAAGAATGAGCGGTCAATATAGGGGTGGCTGTCCGTTTCATGGTGGCGGCGCTAAGAGTACGTCTTTTAGCGTTGATCCTAAGAATAACATTTATCACTGCTTTAATTGTGGCGCTAAAGGTAGCGTTATCAATTTCATAATGGAGATTGGTAGCGTTTCGTTTGTTGAAGCGGTCGAATCAATCGAATCAAATATTAGATATGATGCAGATCCAAAAATAGTTAATGTAAAAAAGAGGGTTAATTTACCGATGAATTTAGAAAAAAATGAAGATGCAATAAAATTTTATGAATCAGTTCCTATTGATGAGGCGCTAGGAATAAAGTTAGTTAAAGGTGCTGAGGTTATCGCGGTTACTGATGTTCACGGCAACCAGGTAAGTTGCTCGTTAAGTGCTGGCGCTGGCAATCAGTTAAAGCCATTTGGTAAAAAATTAATATTTGGTTCGTGTGTCATCTTTGGAGAGATTAAAGATAAAGTTATTTTAACCGCCGATTATTATCAAGCTAAAAAACTCAACGCGACAAAAGGATTTAATACAATCTGCTTTTTTGAGCCGCTTAATTTGCATTTTATACACCGCGAGATTAAGGGTATGGCAAAATTCATGCCAGTGTGTCACGAGGCTGAAACGGTAATACAGGCTGAAAAATGCGGATTTGAACTTTACATGACGCCGCAAGGCAAAGTTGTAGATGTCAAGAATATGGCCGCTTTTTGCACTGGTTATGATGCGAGGATTGTCAAATGAAAATCCCAACGCTAGGAAAAATTACACCTTACGAAATACAGTGGAAAGTGATTCAAAGCACGCTGTCGCACATTCGCGAACAAATGGCAGAACACAGAAAAGGTGGCGAAGTAAAGCACGCAGTTATTGAGGCCGCTGTTAGCAGTGGTAAAACCATTATCATGGCGGCTATTGCTAACTATTGCGAGAGCGTAAAACATAAATGTTTAATCATGACTAACATTGGCGAGTTAGCTGGCCAAAATCTGGACGAGTGCTGGAATATGGACGCTAGCGCTAGTGGATTTAGTAACTATCTAGGCACGAAATCCACTTACTTTGCAACGCGCGAGGGTAAGGGAGGAACTGTTGTTGGCACTAGCGGCACGATAGTAAATAGGCTTGATGAGGATTTTAGCGATATAAAGTTTAGTGTTGTTTTGATTGATGAGTGTCACACGCTTAATTTTAACAATGAAGATAGCCAGTTTATTAAAATAATAAATCATTTAAAGGCTATTAACCCTGCGTTAGTTGTTATTGGCTTGTCAGGTACACCATACCGCGAGGGAGCGACTATCATTGGTGATTTTTGGCAAACGCAAATATTACCGAAAGTTGACGCTGAGTATTTAGCGGATAATAATTATACTCATCGTCATACCTTTGGGTTTACTGATAATGAGTATGATTTGGGTGATGATTTTGGGGTGTCAGAAGATGAGCATTCAACAAGTGACTTTAGTGATGCACAGCTAGGTAAAATGCACAAACTAATGGACTTATCATTGACTCATAAAATTGGGCGCGAAGTTGTCGAGCTAACAAAAGACAGAAACGGCGTTTTAATCACTTGCGCGGGACTGTCTCACTGCAAAGAAATATCGGAGGTGTTGCCGCATAATTCGTGGGCTATTGTCACCTCAAAAGATGGCGTTGTGACAAATACTAAGTTTAAAAAACGCAAAGAAGTTACCGACGCATTCAAAAGCGGTGAAATAAAGTTTTTAATACAAATAGGCTGTTACAGTACCGGTTTTAACTCCCCATTATGCGACACCGTTGTTTTACTGCGCCGTATTCATTCGTTAACGCTGTTTACTCAGATTCTTGGTAGGCCGATCAGGCTATTAAAAAAAGAACAATTAGAGGCTGGTGTAATTAAAAATGATGCGTTGGTGCTTGATTATTCTGGCACTACGTCGGCGCTATGGGAGAGATACAACAATCCAGTGTTAGCTGAGGCGGCAAAAGCTAAAGATAAATTCGAGCAAAATCTTATTGAATGCCCTGAATGCGGTGATATGGTTGGTGAGCACACTAGGCGCTGTGATTGCGGTCACTGGTTAAAGTTTCGATTGTGCGAGTCATTTGTGCGCGGTGGCAAAACAATAAGTAAAGGCTGCGGCGAGAAAAACGATATAACATCAAAAGAGTGTCGAAGCTGCGGTAATACGTTAATCGATCCCAATGCAAAACTGGAGCGCAAGCACTACAGCGTTGATGATTGGATACCTGTCAAATCAATGCAGTTAGAAGTTATTGGTAAAGAGCAAGATGGAATAGCTGTAAAGTATTTTTTAGATAGCTTTGACGACGCTGGTAATCAAGAGGTTGCGAACGTTAAATACTGGTCTATCAATACGCAAAACGGTAAAAGAGCTTACATGGCTAATTTGTGCCAACGTCATATTAATGATTACAAAATGGCTATGGCGTTTGCGCGAATGAAACCGATAAACGCAGTGAAGAACAAAGCCATGCTTGATACGCCAACGTTTATCACTCATCGGATTAATGATAAAGGTAATAGCGTTGTTCACGGGTTAAGGTTCGCAAGCGGGCGAGAAATGAAAGGGTCTAAAAAATCATGATAATAAAAAAACGAAATAAATCTGGTGTTATGTGCTATTGGGATGATGAGCAGAATGCTAGTAAAGTTAAAAGCAAAAAGGAATACCTGGAGCAAATTGATTTTGTTAATTGGGCGCGATACGAATATCCTATTTTAGAATCATTATTGTTTGCGCCGATGAATGAGGGTGACGCAAAGCCGCAATATAGATCTAAAATGAAATCTATGGGGCTTACAAGCGGCGTTAGCGACTGCATTTTACTTTGTAATGGTGTTGGTGCTATCGAGATAAAAAGGAGCCGTAAGCGTGATTCTAGCGTCAGCAAGGAGCAAGTGAAGTTTACATTAGGCGTTGAGGCCGCTGGAGGATTTTCCGTTGTTGCTTATGGTGCGCTTGCTGCAAAAGAGGCGTTAAAAGATTATTTAAATAAATGAAATTAGTTGTTGACACCATGCGCCCGTTTGTTAAGATGGGCGTGAATTTAATTAAGGGGAGAAAAAAATGAACGCTTATGAAATATTTCGCATTTACGAGATGCAGAATGAGATGACAGACAAAGAGTGGCAAGAATTAAAGGATGCTTTTTTTAAGCTTCTTGAAAACAACGAGCCAAACGAGGCGGAAATGATTTTTAATCGAAAATTTATGGAGGAAAAATGATTAAAAACATACGCAACATTCAAATTTATAAAGCTGATGAATTGTCGAATGACGATTATCACGGTGAAGAATTCAAAGATTATTCAAGCGGTTCTGAATTGTGGGCAGTGCATGAAACATGCCCGGCACAAGTTCGATTTGGCGAACATAAAGAAACTGACGCTTTGCACTTTGGCACGGCTTCGCACGCTGCAATATTAGAGCCTGATGAGTTTAATAAATTATTTGTTCGCGGTATTGATAAAGAAGATTTTGACATCAAATCAGACGCAGACATTAAGGCGAAACTAAAAGAGATGGGTCGCACTGGGTATTCAACTAAAAAATATCCTGATTTAATTATTATGCTGTTAGATTGCGACGATAGCCTAATGCCTTTTAGTTTGGCGCAAACGATTCAAGAAATTGAGTGCAAGTATGACGGAAAAACTATTGTAAAACCTGATGATTACGATAAAATAACGGATATGCGCGGGACGATGTTTAATTACCCTTCCAACGTTGAGTTGTTTAAAGATTCTGTTAATGAGCTGTCAATTTTTGCAGAGATTCAAATCGGTGAAAAATGGTTTAAGGTTAAGTGCCGTCCTGACTGCATAACAAGCGACAGGCAAATACCAGATTACAAAACAACGGTATCAATTGAGCCAGAAGCATTTGGGCGGCAAGCTCATAACGCTGGTTACTGGTTTAAAATGGCTTTCACTCTTGATATTGTTAACTTTGCTCTTGGTAGCGGTCACACTGCGTCATTATTAGCACAGCAAAAAACAGCGCCTTATCTGGTGCAAAAATACGACCTGACATATCAGCAATTGCAAATTGGTCGTGATCAATATAGAGAAGCATTGTTTAAGTGGCAGCAATGCAAAGACGGTGATAATTTTCCGGCGTACTTTGACGGTAGTGTTGAATTATTTACGCCTGAGCGGGCTTTAAAAATGTATAACATGGAGTAATAAAAATGAGTATTTTAAATATAAGAAAAGCAACACGCGCGGGATCTAAATTGGTTCTAGGTGTGGCAGGGCAAAGTGGTAGCGGTAAAACAATGACCGCCTTATTAATTGCGCGTGGCATGGTTGATAATGCGAGCGAGATTGGTTTTTTGGATACCGAAAATCGCCGTGGCAGTCTGTACGCTGACAAGTTAGACGGTCAATTTATGATAGGGGACTTGTTTTATCCGTTCTCACCTGATCGTTACGCAACAGCTATTAAAGAGTTTCAAGCGGCAGGCGTGAAGGTTCTTGTTATTGATTCCGTGAGTCATGAATGGGAAAGCGGCTGCATGGAAATTGCAGAAGCCCCATTGTTGCGCGGTAAAAAAATGGCTGACTGGAAAAAAGCAAAGGCAGAGCATAAAAAATTCATGACTACATTGTTGCAATCTGACATGCACGTCATTGTTTGCATTCGAGCGGCAGAAAAGACGGACTTCAAAAACCCGTCAAAGCCCGTCAGCCTTGGCATTCAGCCGCTATGTGAAAAGAATTTTATGTTTGAGCTAACGGCCAGCGTCATGATGTATAACGAAGGGACTTTTCAGCAGCATTTAAAAATACCTGACGATCTAAAACCTGTCTTTGGTGACGGGAACGGTTACTTAGGCATCGAAACTGGGCAACGAATAAGAGCGTGGGCTAATTCTGGCGACGTAAATACGGCCGTTGAAAGCTGGCGAAACAAAATGCAATTGGCCTCTAATGATGGTTGTGACGCTTTGAAATTGGCATGGCAATCAATGCCTGCTGATATGCAAGGTGCGCTAAAGTCGGTTAAATCGGTATTTTGGGAGTCAGCGAAGGCTATAGATGATCAAAACGAACCAGCGCAAGATTACCAGCCAGAACCACAAGAAGCCACACAAGGCTTTACACCAGCACCAAAACAAGATAAAGTGCAGCATCAAGAATCAGCGCAACAAGCGCCGACCAATGAAGATGTAAGCAATAACTTTTAATGATAAATAGGAAATAATATTATGCACGTAGTAACAGGCGAGTTAAGAAAAGCACCGTATATCAAGGATGGCTGCGGTCAAGATGGTCAATCTAAAATGTACATTTTGGAGTTGTCGGAAGTAATTAAGGATTATCAGACGCAAGAAAAGTCATACACAAATTACAGCGCTATGATTTTTGCCAAGTCTCAAGGTCAAAAAGATTATTATGATAAATCTTTAATTGAAGGTAATTGGGTTAGCTTGACGGCTGAAAAATTAAAGGTAGATCGAAGTGATTGCGGTCAATACATCAAGTTGCGCATGGAAAATGCACGAATTGAGAATTGTGGCTATATTGACGCTAATCAACAAGCGCCCCAGCAGCAAGGCGGTTATAATCAAGCGCCACAGCAACAGCAGCCAATGCAGCAGCAAGCGCCACAGCAACAACAAGCTAAAGCACCAGATTTAGATGATGGCTGGGACAAAGATATTCCGTTCTAGTACATGGTAAATCAATCGGGTTTATTTTAAATAAACCCTTTACAACAGTAAATAAATGAATTAATATACTTAAAACTTAGCAGTACGGGGTTGGATTGCTTTTTCTATCACGTAGCAGTCACTCTAAGTAGTTGTAGCGAATGCTAGTCACGCGCATGGCGGTTATAGATACCTGAGAATGTACTCCTTTCGTTCTGACAGTGCGCGACAATAACAAATTCGCAGGCAAGGGGTTATCTTTCCCTTTCATGGCGCTGGTCACGTTGCCGATTCGACCAACTTTATTTGTATGTGTTTTATGTAAGTCCACGCTAGAAGATCATCATTTTTAGGGTTGCAGTAAAACGCATAACAAATACAGTTAACAACACCCCGAAAGCCTCTTTTAAATGCTCAAATGTCGGGGTTACTAATAATGCACCTCTCACGCCTGAAATGGCGAGATATGAAAAAGCTAGCAATTAATACGCGTTAAAAGCTAGCGGCGAAATAGAGCAATTAAATTTGTTCAGGTGCGCCACATCATAAATATAATAAAGACGCTCCACCACTTGACCGCTAACATTAGCGGTCTTTTTTTTGCCAAAAATAAAGTTGTTGACGTTTGCGCTTAGTGTGCTATGTTACTTTCTTTAACAAATGGAGAAAATTAAATGACCAACATCAACAAAGTGACTAACGAGATTTACGAAATTGGAACGGATAGGCAAAAAGAGGCTGTAACTCTATTACGTAACGGGCTTTCGTATAACCAAGCAGCGAGGTCTATGGGCGTAAAAAACGGCTCGACAGTTGCTAGGTACATCACATTACTGCTAAAAAAGGCTGCCAATACCCACGGGCTAATAAAGGGGATGCCAAGCATGATAATTGCCGAAGGCAAGCAATTAGGAAAGGTTACAACCACCATAGAGAAGGATGGCTCCATCGGTCGCGTGTGGTACAGGCAGAATGACAAGCACTCAGAGCTAATGGGTGCGCTAGAAGATGCCGCCAATATATTAAATATCAAAGCACCAAAAGTTACAAAGAAATTCCAGAGCGTTGATGATATTTTGACCGTTTATAATATAGGTGACATGCATATCGGCATGCACTCTTGGCATGAGGAAACCGGTAATGACTTTGATTTAAATATAGTTGTTAGCGACTTACTCAAGGCTTTCGCCGATTTAATTAGTCGATCTCCAGCGTCAGAGACTTGCATTATAGCCAACCTTGGCGACGCCATACACTTTCACGACGACACACACCAAACAAAGCACAGTAAAAACCCTCTCGACGCCGATGGTCGAATAGATAAGGTGTTTCGCATAACCTGCGCACTAATGAATAAGTTTGTCGAAATGGCGCTAGAAAAGCATAAAAACGTAGTTATTAGAAACGTTCGCGGGAATCACGACGAAGAGCTGGCTATGGCGTTGCGCTATCAGATGTGTGCATACTGGCGAAGTGAAAAGCGCGTATCTGTCGAAATGTCGCCCGCAGACACTTGGTTTTATGAGTTTGGCAAGGTCATGCTAATGTTCACTCACGGGCACAACATGAAGCCAGAAAAAATGATCCCTTATATGTCAGCGCGTATGCCTGAGATGTGGGGCAGATGCAAATTGCGCCGAGCTAATCACGGGCACTTCCATTCTAAATCAATCATAGAGGGCTTAGGCGGCAAAGTGGAGGGGTTTAGCAATCTAGCGCCTAATGACGCATGGCACGAATCAAAAGGCTATCGTAGTGAGCTTGAGTGCGTTGCTATCGTGTATCACAAATGTGGAAAAGAGATAGGGCGGCAAAATTACATGCTGCATCACGACGAAATTGGAAAATAAAACAAAATAGCCGTTGACATAATTTAGCGGCTATATTATTGTAGCTGCAAGTTAATTAATTGGAGAAAAACAAATGAGCAAAGAAAAATTTACACAGGGCGAATGGGCATACAAACATAAGCTTAGCTATGGCGTTTGCTCAGATAGCCAGCACGATCACCAGATTTTAGCAAAGTACGAAGGATGCGATTTTAGGATTGCATCTGTTAACGTTCATGAAGATGAGGATATTGCAAACGCCCACTTAATGGCCGCCGCGCCTGATATGTATCGGATGCTTAACGATATAGCTATATACCTAAAAAGTGATGGCAACGGTTTTTTTGATAATACCGTTGGCGTTATCGACAAACTACTAGCAAAAGCGCGAGGTGAACAAAATGGCTAATCACGACATTGAACTAACATCATTAAATAACAACTTTGATCAATCGTTTAATCAGCCGCACAGCTCAATAGCTGACGCCAACAAAGCTGCATCTGATTTAAAGGACAAGAAACACGGTGACGCATTAACGTACACAACAGAATCATGCACCGCAACGCCTGAGCGCATACGGCTGAAAAAGTTAATGGATAAAAAGCGAGAGGAAAGAGAATTGCAAATAGCAATTCACGGCGAACACCTATTGCCAGATTAGCCAAAAAGTGGTAGATTTAGCCAAATAATAATAAAAAGCAAATTTACCATGAGAATATATACAAAAGCGATGTGTCAGCAAGTCGAGAGGATTGGTGAGGATTACATAAATAAGGGCGAATACGAAAACGCCCTATATGAGCTTAGACGCGCCAGAGGTCGATACGTAACATTAACAAAACAAAATATTAATGTTACGGAAGACTTAGCGCGTTGTGATTATTTTATTGATTATCTTGATTCGTTTGTTAGTTAACTAACGTGTTATAATTGCTAAAATTAATAAATTAGGCATAAAAAATGGCAATTAGTCCAGAAGCACAGTATGCGGGTAAAATAAACCCGTCTACCCCACAATACCCTTACGGTTCCGCGCGAAACATAACGACACCCGGAGACGGCACGGGGACCCCGTGGGAGTCCGCGCTCGTTAACGACCTTTTTGGCTGGCAACAGGCGCTACTCAGTGACGCCGACGTTGTGCCAAGCGGTACACCGGACGAGGTAGGCGCGTCGCAGTACCTGCAAGCAACCAAAAAACTAACCGTCGCCACATACGGCCACGTCGCCACTATGGTGGCCGACACGCGAATACTACCCGGTGGGTTAGTACGGACTATAAGTTACCTTGACGGGTGGGGCGCCCTCGCCGAGCCGGAGGGGGGCGCTACGTATTCTATCGCTACGCTACAACAAGTACGAGACGCTAAGGGCGACCCGACTTGGGAGCCTGACGAATTCGGGGATCACACGTTAGCTAACGGGTTGGTCGCGGTACTGCTTATTGAGGGCGGCGTTATTCGCGCCGAGACTTTCGGTCTTAAAAAAAATGGTACAGACGACAGCGCCGCGCTACAAGCAGCCCTCGATCGTCAAATTTCTGTATCGGTTGGCGCTGGTAGAGTGTCTTTATCGAACCACGTACAGATCAAGTACGACGGGCAGGCGCTATTCGGCTACGGCACCTATAATACGGAGCTGGAGTGGATCGGCACCGATAATACTAAAAACATGATCGAACTTTGGTCGGGACGACGCGACCAAAGTAATAACAGTCTGGCCGTAACTAACCAGCGCCTAGAAAACTTTAAGATATCTACGAAGACCGGCTCGTCGATACAAAACCTTATTTGGGTTGAGTCCGGTTGTTTCCACGGATGGATTCAGAAGATACGCGGCTTTGATATCCGAGGGGCAATTCCTACGGAAGCTATCATTAAGTACGACTCTAACGGCGGCCAGTCCTATGCGCTTGGTATGAATATGCGCGACGTTGTGGTTACTGGTGGTCTTAATGATAGCTTAGCCCCGGTTCCTCGTGGTATTTGGTTAGAATCTTGTATTGAAGGTCTCTTCGAGTCGGTTAAAGTATTTACTACACAAATCGGCTGGCAGTTCGGAACATCTAACGCACCAGACGCGCGTAACGTAACTAACTGCACCTTTTTACATTGTCAGAGTGAGATAGGGGATCGAGGTTTCGCTGATGGTAACGCACGTGCTATGTTGTTCTATCAGGGTCGTGACTTAACTTTCCAAAGTTGTAAGATTATGGCTGGTGCGGATTATACAGGTACTACCACTCAGTTGCCTCTTCGCTTCTCAGGTGTTGACGGTTTCGACAACAAGAGTATTACTTTCGATAATTGTACTATCTGGGGTAACGACCATTGTTTTAACGCTATGGAATTCGACAGCATCGTCAACTACCAAGCCGTTAAATTTTTAAGTACGGAGTTCTTCCAGTACTTAGGTGCTTTGGCTGTAACTACAGGTGATGATATACCCACGATATACATGGACGAACATTGTACTTTTATTAAGTGCGAGGCCACTATATCGAACTTCGACTTAGAATCATCATTCGTACCACAGTACACGGTTAATAATGTTTCAGGAATCACTACTAACTTGCAGACGGGGAATGACACTACCCAGACTAAGCGAGAAGAAGCTATCCTTATGGCGCATAACAGCGATACGCAAGGGGTTATGTTATCTGCGTATAAAACCTCACCACAAATTATGCAGGTACGCGGATATAATCGTTCAGGAGCTAATGTAACTATTCCCGACGGGTATTTCTATACTAGAGGTATAGGTAGACATAACTCTGATAAAACAGCTACGAAACCTTTCAATCCACCTACTATATCTTCTTTATCTTCTGAGTCAACAACAGTGATTTTACCGGGAGCTCAAATTGGCGATTTAGTGGTTGTTAATTTTGATCAAGATATGCAAGATGTCAACTTATTTGCTTATGTTTCAGCGGTAAATACTGTGACGGTATATTTTGTTAATAGAGCAAGTGACGTTAGGGATTTAGACCAAGGTATGCTTAGAGTTTACAAATTAGGAACTATTGTAGATTATTATGGATCGTCTACTTACGATCCTCCTTCACTTAATACTAACGGGGGTATTACAACTACCGTAACAGTTGGAGGAGCTAAATTAGGCGATATTGCTGTATTTTCATTCTCTAATGATTTACAAGGCGTTGTCGGATATGCTTGGGTGTCGGCCGCGGACACTGTCTCGGTGCGCTTCCAAAACGAATCCGGCGGCGTCGTGGACTTAGCGAGCGGCACTTTGCTGGCGGGCGTTATTGAAACGCCGACCTCACTATGACCGTGCTTGACCATGACAGCCCGTGGCAGCGTCGTAGCGACTGGGGATCTAACCACATATCTCCGCGACACTTGAAAGGGCTGGAAGCCCTCCAAATAAACGTTGAAGCTTCTTAATGCGCTTTATCGTTCGGGGTTATAGCGGAGATATGCCGCTATAATCACCGCACTCGCCACCGTCGCCACACTCTAATCCGTTCCCGCATTCTGCTGTATAGTTAAATGTAGCGAACAGATCCCACTCCCCATTTTTTCTTGCGTAAAGCCCTGAGTTTTTAGGCGCGTCGCTTATCACCTCCGCTGTGTATTCAATTGAGCTGTCTGCCCATATTGATATCTGCCCATGATTATCGGTGTAAGCAGGGTTTTGCTGCGCCTCCAAAAAATAAGTTAGGTAATCTCCGCACTCACCACTTTCTCCGCACTCGATTCCTTCTCCGCACTCTGTAGGTGCTGCGTAGTTGTCGGCTACCTTGAATATATCAGCTAGCGAACCGTCTATCTTCTTTATGTAAACAGGTACGTTATTGATCAAGTTGTCAGACTCGTCGCGTAACGAGAATACACTAATCGTTTTTTCAATTATAGTCATTATGGATATTTCACCCAGCTGCCATTGCCTCTCAGGTATGTATTACCGTCGTTTGGGGCTTCGTCTAAAACGCAGCCACTTTTTATCCTGACAGAAAGCCCGCCACCACTCGCGTTAACTGCTCTTCCGCTAGATGAATCTATAACATTAAGCGATTGCGAATCGCTCCAAAACTCAATCACACCATAACTATTTGTTACCGCGCCAAGTTGTGATATATTCCTCTGTCCTGCGCTATCCTCGAATATTAATGCTAGTGCCCCACTGCTGCCATCCTCATTGCGTATTCTAACCTCTACGGGAAACCCCGACGCAAAATTAACATCTCCGCTAAAATTAGCTATCGCAACACTAAAAAAGTTCATTATGATCTTCTGCCCTTAATATTTAAATTGTTGTCGCCTGCAGTTATTGTAACATTGTTTCCGTTACTGACTATTGCAAAACCTGATTCGCCGCCGTCCTGCCCTGATACTCCCTGAGGCACACCCCCTATTATAAAGTCATCATCAGGATAATTGTCACCGCTAACACCAAAGCTTCCGCCGCTTATATTGCCAACAAAACCAGCGGCGGAAACAGAACCGTCACTGCCATTTACGGCGACGCCCACTGTACCGTTGGCGCTACCTTTTTCGCCTCCTCTGCCGCCAATAAAGCCTTGCCCTCCGCTACCACCCTCGCCCGGCCTAAACTCGGTAAACGAACCGCTGTTATAAAGATATGAAGTTCCACCAGCAGCGCCGCCGCCACCTGCCCATATTTCACCTGAGCCAGTGTTAATCGTGCAATCTATAGTTGCCTCGAAAGCGTTACCGCCAACAAATCCGACCTGACCCACCTGCTCGTAATAATCATCAACAGGCGATACTAATACACCGCCGTCGCCGCCTCTACCGCCAGCGCCAAGGATCGAGCCGCGCACAATGAAATCAATTGTGACACCTGCGGCTTGAGCGCCTGTGGTAAATGCTGGTAGTGCCGTTGAAGTTGCACCGATGGTTACACCTAAATCAATCAATACGGTGTAATTGCCAGCTACAGGTGCAAACTCTGTTGATAAATCATAATCAGTTTTATTATCTGAAATGGTGAAGTCTATGTTAACGCCAGCAATAGGATCTTGAAACAGCCTAGCGGTAACATCGTGTTTCATGCTGTCTCTTTTTTGCTGTATTTTTAGTACCTGATATAGCTCAGACTTTGTGCTTCCGTCCACGTTTTGAGATTCGCTAGTTGCTAAGCTGATGATAGTCCCTAGCTCCAGTTTGCCGCCTTGCGTATTGCCTACATTTTCAGCGTCAAGCGTTATGCTAGCAATCTTTGGTGTTAGCTTAGTTCTATCAATCGCCCTTTGTGCAATAGCTGTACCTTTTGCCGTGTCACCTGCCTGATTTGTTAACCATCTACAATTAAACGTTTTCTTTTCGTTAATCTCGCCAATGTTTCTATCGCTTTCTGCGCCCAAATCAACGGTTAAGTATTTTATAGAGAAATCTTCTGTTTCTTTTGCTTTTGTTGCGTTATATGGAGCCCAATTTACGCCCGCACGTGTATATTGTGTCTTGTAGTCTCTTGATATGTCGCCAGAATCAATCTCGATATGTCCGTCATCATTAATGCTGATAGGCTCCACTTGCTGCTCTGCAACTTGCTTTATACGTATTATCTTTTCATTTTCGTCGAAAAACATGGTTAAATCGCCAACCACTATCAGCTCATTAATTAGTTTTGAGACCGCTTCTGGTTTAAATATTTTTGCAGTTAATGTTATGGCGCTAGTTGCATTTATCACGGACGTATAATTATCAAAAAAGCGCGAATTAATAGAGGTAAATCTAGTTAGCAGGTCAATTATTATCTCAACGACGTTAACGTCGTCATAAACTAAACATTGCTGAACTGTAGAGTTTATCCGATGGTCTTTTTGCTCCGTGCCGTCTACGCCACGCGAAACGATTGTTAGCCCAAATTCACTAGCAACTGTGCATTCAATTATTTCAGAATCAATATTAACAAAAGCGGTTTCACCAATCGCCCCGTACCTAAAACCAACATCATTAGCATAAGTGAGTGATGTTGAAGAGCTAGTTATTTCGGTTGCAGATTTTCCATTGTTAGTAATCGGCGCCTTGGCTTTTGTTTCCTCCGCTAACTGTAGCGGGTCGACGCCTTTGATTGTTAGCAAACCTTTCTTGAGCTGTACATCGTCAATGACGTATTCTTGAGAAACAAAATTATCAACGTCAAAATTTAGCGGATTAAAACCGCTGTATCGCTCAATCTTGCGCCCTTTCATGTTGGGGCATCTAGCTAACATCTTACCAAATAGCGTGCCGTTGCTTGTGCGTTTGTTGGGGTATGGTACATAAACATCGTTATCCCTTCCGTCTTCAATTACAGCCGTTAGCGTTGCTCTGCTACCCATTGATTCAGCGGGCTTTACTTGTCCAGATGATCGGGAAACGCTTTTAAATCCGCTGTATGTGACTTTTGATAAATCCATGCGCGTATCGGGAAACGTAAAAACTTTTTTTGATGTTGCTAGGTAAGCATCACTATTACTACAATGATGAGGGAAGCCCCAACACGAGCCGTCAGCCTCTCCTTGATGAACTAGGTTTGCCACACCCGCTGTGTGTGCCGTGTCTGTTGTGCCAAATTGACCACGCGCTGTGATTGTTAGCTGCGTGTCGCTATCGATAGTTATTTTTATTAACTCGTCGTTAACACGTAGGTAGTTATTTGATTGAGTCCATAACGTAGCGTTGCCGCCCGTTATAGTGATTACTCCAGTGTAACCCTGCGCTATAGTTGGCACAAACAAAGCGCCAGCGGCTATATATTCAGCGCTGACATAGCGACACCAATCAAGCGTTAGGTCGATAAATTCGCACGTAGCTGCGCCGTTAACCCTCTTTAAATCGTTATATGACATTTATGAATAACCGTTAATTTCTAGTGATAGCTCAGTGTGATACGCGCCAACATACCTAAGTTTTGTCATCGTTTTATAGTTTTGCTGACCATATGCAACTTCATCATTATTTTTTGACCATTTAAAAAACATGGACTTACTGTCAAGAACGTGATTTTGGAATCGCTCGTACCAAACTTTAACGTCCACAATCTCAAGAAGCTTAAACTCGCCTTTTGTCTGAAACCCTCTTGATTGTCTGCGCCCAATAACAAAGTTGCTACCGTGCGTTCTAAATTGCTCTACAGTATCAAGCGGGGCATAACGTCCAGACTGAAAACCGATAGCTGGACACTTTAACTTTAAAAACTTGCCAAACTGAATAGCGCCAATGTAGGTTTTTGATGTGTGGTTTATGGTCAATCGCTGCGCTGTTGATGCTATGCCGTCAAATGTGAACATGAACGGGCGATTATCTTTTATTGATGACCATTCCGCGACGGTTATGTAGTTAACACCGTCGAACACTTCGAACTTGCCAGTCATGCCTGATGTTTGCGAGTTGTGAATGGCAAATGCAAAATAATCAACTACTGATTGTGTTGGCTGCGTAAAATTAATTACAGTTGTGCCGCTGTTTTGATTAGGGCTGTAAACAGTGTTATCGCGGTAATCAATAGTGTTTTCGAATGGAAATGAGGGGTCTGAATTGTCACCAGCGAAAGAGCTTGCTGGTAAAAGTGTGTCAAAAGCTAATGCGGCAAAGTCTAGTTGACTCGCCGCATTTTGCTGTTCTGTTCCTGTCGATATTAATACAGCGCTAGCCATGATTTAACCCAATATAATTTCAATTGAGTTATTATATCACACCGAGTCTTGAAGCCTCAGACTGGCCATTGTTAGACGCTATAATTACATCATCGTCAGTTTCTAGTAGGGCTATTAATTGCTCTCTGTTAAGGTTGACCGACTGACCGTCCTCTAGCCCTCGAAGATCTACCACGCGCTGCGATGTTACCTGCTGCGCTTGTGCCGTTGGCGCTGTTGGTGCGGCGCTTGCTGCCCTAGTTAGTGAACTTGCATCAGCCCCAGATGCGCCGGATGCGCCAGTACTTGGTGAGCCTGACGCGCTATTTATTGTTGCGATGTTCGCTATGCCAGTGGCCGCTAGAGCGAGCGCCGCAGGTATACCCGCTGGATAACCTAAATCACCAAACGTTTTCGCTATCCCAGCCGCCGTATCGATTATTACGGCCTTTTTCCTTGCCCTTTTTTTCTCTTTTTCTGTTTTCGCGTTGCCTGATATTTCAGCTTTAAGAAGTGAGGCTCCAAGGTTTATTGCTGTGCCTCTGATGCTTGAAGCGGCTCTCTCTCTTTCGGCCTGTTCTTGTTTGTTTTTTTGCTGCCTCTTGTCGGACTCTTCCTTGTTTATATCTGTCAAGTTCCCCTCAAAAATCCTAGCCTCTTCAAGTTGCTGCGCTTGAAATGCTAGGCGCAACTCTTTTTTGACCGCTTCGTCTTCTGTGAGTTTTGCTATCTCAGCTTCAAACCTTGCCGTGTCTGATGCTGTTTTATTTGAAAACCTTAAAACCTCTTCGCCAATTTCGGCATTAATTGCACCCTCGCGTATTCCTGCGCGTATTGCGTTTTCATTTTGCAACGCTTGCGTTTCTAGTGCTAGATTTGCTTTTAGTGCCTCCAGTCTAGCGTTGGCTTTGTCGTCACCACCCGGTTCGACTGTCTCATCCTCAACTCCTTTGAATTCGTTGCTGGATGGTAGGCCAGACTCAAAAAGGGCACTTCTTTTAACTGACAGAACATCAAGCTGATTTGATAAAGATTCAAACTCATCCTTAAGCCTTGATACGTCTGCCGTCTGACCTCTATAATAAGGGGTTTCCGTTACAGCATTTAAACGTTGGGACGCAATAACAAGCTGTGCGCTAAGCGATTTAAATTCAGTGTTAACCTTGGCTATGCTAACAGCTCTCTGCGCGGAATTTAGATCTAAAAATGAGTTTTTAAGCCCGTCAACCTCTCCTGATAATCTTTTAGATCTGTCTTCTGCCGTTTCCGCCGCCTCATAAAACAGTGTTATTGCTGTTGCGGCTATCACAGCCACACCAACCGGACCACCCAAAAGAGCCATTGCAGAGCCAGCCGTGCGTGACGCAATGGTTAGTGCGTTGCTTGCAACTGTCGCCCTCGTTGCTGACGCCGCTTGAATGCCCATTGCCGCGCTAAATCCTGTAGCCGCTTTTGTAGCGGTTAATTGGGAGGCCGTATTTGCGACAATTGATGTTGTATATGACGTTATAGACGGAATTAGTCTTGCAGCAAATACCGCAGCCGCTAAAGTCGCTATGTTTGCTATTTCATCAAGTTTTTCACTTGCAAAAACTAGAGCACCACCTGCACCGCCTACTATTTCTTGAACCTGAGCGGAAGAGCCAACAAAATCAATTATGTTATTGTTTGCAACCTCCATGTTTTGTGCAAATGTTGCGACTGAGTTGGATAATTTTTTGTCAATAACTTCTGCGGAATCCCCTAGCGCCTTGGCTAGTATTTCCGCAGTAATACCACCTGTAGCAGCAAAATCCCTTAACTCACCTTGTGTTTTACCTAGTGATCGTTGTAGCGCTCTCATAATGTCTGGCGCACCCTCTGCTACGGAGTTAAATTCATCACCGCGAAGCGCACCAGCCGCAAACGCCTGTCCTAGTTGCTTAATTGCGCCCGCCGACTCTATGGCAGTTTTTCCGCTAGCTGTAAAAGACTTAGTTATAGTTTCCGTTAGTCTTAGCTGTTCCTCGGTTGTGAGATTTAGCGCCTCAGTAGATAAAACCAATTGAGCGTAAAGCTCAGATGTTGCGCTTATTGATGACCTAGATCTATTTGCAACATCAAAAAGCAGCTCAGTAACCTCAGATAATTGTACGGTGCTGTCTGTTGTTTGCCTAATCTGGTTTTGAACGGAAGTAAACGAATCAGCATAATCAAGTATTTTTCTTGTGACTAGGGCGCTAGAAACCGCCGAAGCTACAGCACTAAGATTGCCTATTGTTTTTTTTGATTCTCTGCCTAGTGATACAAAAGATTTAGTAGTTTGGTCTGCGCTAGTGCCGATACCCTTAACGTCTTTAGAGAGTGCTTTGGCGTTGCGTCGTGCGCTAGTAGCCCGTAATTCAACATCAATTAATTTAGTTGTCATTTCTTGTTCTTCCGTCTAATTTCTTCGCATCTAGCATCAATGTATGCGTTATCTATTTTTTGAATTGCCTCAATAAATAGGTCGTCTGGATAACCGTTTGCGCCGTAATATTCAATATATTCACGAATTCTTTTGTTGAGAATTGGCATCGGTGCGCCATTCTCAAGCCTGCGCTCTTGACTCATTTGATTGAACGCACTTAATAATCGGTAGCGCTTTTCGTTCATGTCAGCTTTAAGCTTCTCTATTTCGTCGCCTCTTCCTGCCATTTTTGCCATCTGAACAGCTTCAAACTCTTCCTGCCCATAGCCCACCTCAGAACGGTACTTTAGCTCTTTTTTATGTTTTCTACGTCCTCGCACATCTCATCATGTAGATAACTTGCGTAGTTCGTGGCGTGACGTAACAAATCTTGATTTAGAGATAGCATGTACTGCGGATTAGTGAATATATCTAGCGCGTTACGTGTTGAGTATTCAACCTCTTCGCCGTCGCTGCCGATACCCTCCCATCCCGTTACGCCATGCTCAGCTAGCCAATGACCTAATAACAACTGCTCGTCGTGTTTATCCGCAAAACTAAACAATCGACGCTTTAATTGCTCAAGCTCTTTTGTTGTTTGGACTGTGCCGAATCGACGCACAAGAATAAATGAATCATCACTTAAATAGCACGGTGAGCCTTTTTCTTGCTTGTTTTTGTCTTCTTGATAGTTTGCTTTGATATCTATATTCATAAACGAAAACGGCGCAATTAAGCGCCGCCCTTACATTAAATTATTATTACGTCCAGCTACGGAAAATTTGAACCGTCGTGCCTGTTGTTGGGTCTTCCTCTGCTGTGTATGACATTGCGTTCTCTACAAAGCTGTCACCATCAAAAGAGTGTTCAGTGACTATTGCGCGCGTGACCTCGACTACCATCCAGCGCCCGTCTGGCCAGTAAATATGTGACGCCAATGCAATGCGCGTTCCGCTTTGCTGACGGTCGTGCCACACCATTGAATCATCACGGAACGCCTTAGCGACCAGAGCACCACTAACGGTGATTTGATTACGTGCGTACTCTTGAGGGCATCCACCAGCGCCGCCGCCGTCGCCTTCGTGATTATTTGCAAACTCAACATCAATAGAGCTTAACACGCACCCAGAGTTAACGCCGTCAACATAAAGCATTTTCATGTTGTTATCCGCTGATACTACGTCGCTAGTGTCTGTTGCTGCGTCTGTCTGCCCTGTAATTTCTGCGCGGCTGTTTTCTGGATTGCCGAAATTGTATTCAAAAGACCCCGTAACAACGCCGCTTTTGCCGATTGAAATTGTACCGCTGTCAGTGATTACGTTTTTAGCCGTCATGTAATCGATGCTACCAGCTTTTGAGCCGTCAAACGTTCGTTGCTGTGCGGTGATTACCGTTTGCGTTGTACCGCTAGCGCATTTGATGCTAGTTAGAGTTACGCTTTCGCCTGCTGATTCTGTTGCTACTGGTGCAACGTATGTTGTAATCTCTGTTGCGCTGTCAATTGATTTAACTTTGTATACGGTGTCCAATTCACTATTTGTGAACCCTGACAATTGAATCCAGTCTCCTACACTTAACGCTGAAACGTGACCAGTCGGCATGATAAATCCAGTAGCCGTTGCCTCAATGCCAGTGTCGGCGACTTGACTGTTATCTTGTTGAACGCCGTGAATTAAGTTTTCAAATAAACCCGCTGTCTGTTGGTTCATGTCAAATTCAATCGACATTGAAGACTCGCGAAGCGTTTGGATTTGCTTTGCCGCCTGCCCGTTTGTTTTTAGCTCGTTACTTTGCGTGTAGGTCGGGTTGCTAGTCATCCCGCCGCTAGTTTTTCGAACCTCGGTGAAGACTGGGTTGGCGTCAATTGCTCCGTACGCCGCTTGCGTGGTAATGTGTAAGGTTATATCCTTACGTTCTAGTAATGCCATTAGTTAGCTACCTTCGTAATAGTAATTTGTTTGTATCTGTATAGTATACCAGTTATCGTTAACGCCCGTAAAAAGGATGCTAGAAGCTTGCGTACTGGTATTTGAAAATCGTTTATTTTCGAATATTGATTTAATGTGTTGGGCGTCTTGAATTGCGCCAGTTTCGCCGCTGCCCTTTGGGTAATTCACTTCGACAACGAATATTCCCGGTGTGATTTTGTGACCGCTACCAGCTGCGTTATTGTTCGTTTCGTTGTTAATTATTAAAGCTTTTAGCCATTTCGCGCCATCTTTTCCGCGCGTAAACGTAACATTAGGCCAGTTTACATCATCAAGCCCGTAACCAGTAGGCAGGTTATCTCTAAGCGCTGTCAGCAAGTCGCTACGTGTTAATAAAATAGAATCAGCCAAGTTTTACATCTCCTATTCCTGCCTTTTGTACTGCTGCCGCTACAAAATGGCTATTTTGGTCAGACCATCCATTCTCTAATCGCACAATGTAAGGTTTTAAATTGGTAATGAACAAGTCTTGCAGCTCAGCCGATGCTGTGCCTTTTTTGATTATTCTTGTTCCTTCAGTCAGCGCCCCGCTAGCTCTGCGTAATTTAGAGCGCTCTTTTCTTGTTGGTTCGCCTACTGCTACTTGCCAGCCGCCTTTTGCCTCGCCCGTTTTGAATGGCGTATTTTTTATAACTTCGTTCAAAACTGTCAGAGCAGCCACGCGCTGAACTTTTTGTATGTCACCAAAAATCTCGGCTTCAATGTCAAAATCATCTTCAAAACTCATTTGTCACTCACATGCAATTCTATTGTTGCGTTCGCCGGGTCAGTTTCTACGTTAACTATGTTAACCTCAACTCCATTGACTGTGCATGACAATGAGTTAGACATGGTTGTATTGCGCGGGTTGTTAGCAAACAATACTTTACGGTCAGTCAATCCAACGCCGTCATTTGAGCGCTCGAAGTTTGTAAACCCAGTTATTAACGCGCGGTCAATTGTATCAGTAGCAATGACAGTCCCAACATTTGTTATTGGGTCGATGCCGCTAATCTCGGTTAATACAATTGTGTTATTGGTTTGCGGAGATGCGTTGAGCATTCGATTAGCAGTTGCTAGCCACTGCGCATTAGTAGCCATTACGCACGCACCACGCTAAACATTGTGCCGCCAGCGGTAGGCGATAGCATATCTAAATAAGTATCTGCGTTATCTGATTTTGCCTCTTGTTGCTGTGCGCCCTCGAAGTATTCAGTTTTAAAGCCTGTTACTAGCGATTCTGATTTAATATTACTAGCAGTTGCCACGACATTAAAAACACCCTTAAAAACAGAGATAGCAGCCTCAAGTTGCGCGCGTTTTAGTTCATTAGGGATTACATTACTAGCAACTAGAGCGCCGTTAACGTAGCTTACTGACTGGGGGTATCGCAATGATTGCGTTGCGTCAGTTTTTGACTGCATCCGTGTTAATTCATTATCCACGTAATCAGTAGCGAGAATTAATTCAATTTCACGCGCTGCAGCATCAGCGCCGATAGTTATTCCACGCGCTGCGGCATATGCTACATACTCAGCATCAGAATTATAACTGTTTGCATTAAGAACGATTGTTCCATCTTCTACGATAATAGCCACAAAAAAGCCCAATAAAAATGTATTGGGCTATTATATCATGTTTAGGGTGGGTTTATTTTGGTGGCTCGGGTAGTGGCATCCAGTGGGTAAATGCGGGATCGTGATTCTCGAACGCCTTACAATATAGCTGCTCGTCGTTTTCTCCAGTGCCACAAGTCACGTCGTCAAACCACTCAAGATGAACTGTTTCAATACTCCCGTTTGAAAAGTGAACTAAAACACTGTCATCCTTGATTTCCGGCATTTCATCATCAACACTTATCCAATTACTCATAAGTTAACCCCCTAAATAAATTAAAATCGACGCACACAAACTAACATTAACAGCCAGAAGCCATCCCGCAACCTTACCGTTAAAGTCTGCGCGTTTTTCGTGCGTGTCTGCTTTTAGCCGTTCGTAATCACTATTACTTACAGCTACTCCCCTTTCTTTTTCCGCTTGCTGCAATTTAATCTCGGCGTCTTCTTCCAGCGTTTTAGCAAGTACCAGCTTTGATTCTAGCAGTTTAACCTCGTTAGCCAGTTTCAAAATCTGATTGTTAGCGATCTCTTGCGCGTTTTGTTCGTGTAGTTTTTGCATTACAAAATCCCCCATAAAAACAAACACCAACCAACAACACCAGCCGTACAAGCTGCAATGTATTTCAAATTGCCAACAGCAAGCGCCATTGATAATATTTTATGTGTATTCATGCCTGTAATTTTAGACTCCCGATGCGCTTCAACTTCAATACGCGACTGATAACGATTAATAAATCTTAGTAGTTTGTGTTTCATTTTAACTCTCCATTAGCTCTGCAATTTTATCTTCTTCTTCTGGCGTTGCGTCTAAAAAGACCTGTACGTCATAATAGTTTACGTCGCCTTCCAAATCATTAGCTAGATCTATCGCTTCAATTAGATTAAGGCCTGACTTTATGGTAATAACTTCAATTTCATTCTTGCCAGCATCCGCTTGCACCGCGAATACTCTAAGGCTTTTTAATTGTTTCATTTTTATAGCTCCTTAAATAAGAAAGCCTACAATAAATTAACATTGTAGGCTTGTCAACGGCTTTGTTATTTTAGTTATGGCACATCATTCACAATGTCAGCAACCGTCATATTCTGCATCATAAAGAAAGAACCGCCAATACCATCATCTAAAAACGGGTAGGTATCACCATCGCCCATTCTCCACCAATTAACTGGAGGTGACGCAAGCAAAGAAAGATCTGAGGGATTGCCGCCACTATATATTAACAACGCATTGGCGCTTTGATCTGAATCCCATAGCGCAACCTCATCTAAATTGCAGTTATTTCTTAGGTAGTTTCCTGCGTTTCCGTTCTTGCCTAAACTGAAAAACTCAGCATTTATAGAGCCAGACCAGCCGTAGTTATTGTGACTCTTGGTTAGCGACTGTGATGCGCCGTTTACAAAAATCTTAAAACGACTGTAGTAATCAGACAAATTACCCTGACTCTGCCCAGTCGTCCCGCCGTCATAGGTTACAACTATATGATTCCAAACACCCTGTGAGATTCCATTGTTTGGCGTGCTGAACTCTAAGTAATTGTTGTTCGTCCCATACCTAAGTCTTAGATTCTTATCGCCACCGCTGCCGTCATACCATAACTGTACTCTACCTTCGTTATTTTGATCTGAGCCGCCAAACATTAGTATTGTTTGCTCGCTGTTAGATGAAGTGCCAGCTTTAAACCACAAAGCAATAGACCAAGCGTCAGAAGCGCCAGAGCCATTTGAAGATCTGTATATCGGATTCGAAAAGCTAGCGAACCCGTAAAGATAATCGTTATTATTAAATCTAATGCTTTTTGTGTTTGCAAAGGGTGGATTTGAAACTGTGATAGTTAACGTTTCTACGTCTTCGCCGTTGTAGTTTATAGCGTGCATAGTTGGCGTGTAAGTGCCAACGGACAAGCCAGAGCCACCAATAAGCTTTCTAACGTTGCCATCAGCGGTTGTTAGTCCTACTGGCAAGTTATCCCACTCATACCCGACCCCGAAATTAGCGATCAGCTCGTAGTTTATTGTTGCGCCCTCTACGCTATTTATTGACGTTGGCGAGGTAATCACTGGCAACTCGCCAGTAGCCCCACCACTAACAACAAACACAGAATTTAGCGCGTTTATAACCTCTTGAACATTACTTCCGTATGGCGCATTATTTTCATCAACGAAAAGCGAATAATCAGAGTTAGAAACTATCTCAACCTGCTTTGCTAGATCTACAATTGAAACGCCGTCGCCAGATGAAAGGATCGCTTGCAATCCATTCTGAAACTGAGCGCCATTTGCGTCCTCTATAAATACACTTCTAGCCTGGTTGTCGCCGTAAATCTTTATCATAGTTTGCTAACTCCTATAGCTGAACCAGCATTTGTTAATGTACCGTTTGTTGACAGCTTTAATTGCAATGTTATCGGATTGTCCTTAGTATTTAGGTCTCCCATGTATATCATGTGCGGAGACAAGCTAAACCTGTAAGCCTGGCCGCTACCACTGTCCAGCCGACCAACAATAGTTTGCAGGGTATAAGACCCTGCTCCAGTTCCTAATTGATATCTAAGCTCCAAAAGCGCGTTATTAGTTTGAGGTGTAACAGAAAAATCATTCCGAATAAAGCAATTGTCGCCAAGTCCGAGTTGAGAAAAGTCAAATTGACCAGTTGATAAGTCCATTAGGGAAGTCGCGCCATTCGGTAGGTACTTAACATTGGTTGCAACACCCTGCCCGTCGTTGGTCACGGTTGTCCACGTTTCTGCCGTCATTGCTATCGGCGTGATAGAAGTTGCTGCATCATTGTAGTCAGCTATGCCACCAGCGCCAGATGTGTATTGCCCTACACCAAGATTGCTAGCGCTAGGTAAATTATATTCAGCCATATTATAAGCTCGCTAAAGTTAATCTAAAGTATGCAGCGCCAGTAATCCCAGACAGCGTAACTCTGAACGACTCGTAAGAGCCTAAAGCATTCGGCCTGTCATAAGTCGAACTTCCCAGCACTATAGTTCCGTTTTGCATTGTGCCGTATTCTTTGCCGTACTCGCTACCCATCACCGTTGCCGTGCCTGTCATGGTTGATTTGTCGACAAGCGTGCTCATTGTTGAATCAGTAAAGAATTGAATCGAAAGGAAGTGATTCATTAAGCTCAGCGGCACATTCTCAATAATGTAATCGCCATCGCCTGTTGCATCGGATACAAATAATCTAGCCATTTTTATACCTATAATAAAAAAGGGCATTTAAGCCCTTTTGTTGTTACTTCTCAATTTTATCTTTGGGCTTTTTCTTTGGTCGCCCATCGATAGCGCCAAGGCTCATGGCCTTTTTGACGTAATAGTCATCACCTAAAACCTTTAAATCGCGCCATGTTTTTACGGCGCTAAAGCTTGTTGGTGACACACAGCGGAACTTTACAAGCTCCTCCGCCGTGTGGTCAGCCTTTATTAGCACTAACATTATAAAGTTACAACTCTAACGCCAGCAACATCTTTATGACCTAGGCCAGATACGCGAGACCAATTCGCAGGAAGCGCTAGCGCTGCGTCATCAGGCTTCGTCACTGAGGTATTCCAAGTGTAACCCTTGATGCCGACACCGAACGAGCCTTCACTTTTTAGTAACTGCTTAGCATTTTCTTCGCTAAGGTCTGTCACGTTATAGCTTCGTAAGTCACCTTGATCTTGAACCATCATACCGCCAGCAACTAAGCCAAGTTGGTAGTAATTCTCAGTGCCAGCATTATCAAAGTGTAGCGCGTCAGAGTCGGTCATAATTAGCGGTCGGCCAGCTTGGTCTGTAACAATTTGAACAGTGCCGAATTGGAACAAGCGTTCGCTATTTGTTAGGCCGTTTTCCCAGATCTTATTCATTGAATCTGAGTGCATAACCCAAGCAGCAATAGAAGATTGACGGTCGCCGAACTTAGCAGCACCCTTGTTAAGGCTGATTAACGATGCGTTGCCCGCCGTGCCATCATAAGTGATGTCAGCATCATCTAAAGCAGCAACAGCCGCAGCAATAGCGCTGTTTAACTGGTAAGCCATTGCGCCCTCTGCAACTGCGTCACCGAATAGCGTGCCGGCCTCAGCAGGATCTCGATTAGTCCAATCAAAGGCCGTGTTGGTGTAGCTGATGTTAGGAATACCCCAACCTACCTTAACATCAACCTGTAGCAGCTCAGCTAAAGCGTGTTCAGTCGCCGCAGATGTCGATGAAGCATCTCGATTACCAACCAATGAAGATAGGTTCTCAAACGATGATTTTTGCTTGTAATCGCCAGTAAAAGCCATTGACTCAAGCACGATTGCCCCGCGAGAAGCCTCATTAAACAAAGCAACTTTTTGTTGCAGTGTCGATGTAAACGCTTGGTAAGCGTAGTCTGTAAATTCTTGAAAATCGCCTAATGCCATTTTGTTAGTCCTGTAAAGTTATTGTTTTTGTTTCTTGTTAAATGCAATCTTCTCTTGAAGATTCATTTTGTCGTACGGTTTGTTTAGGTCTAACATACCACCGGCATTAGTTTGACCGCCTTGCGCCCCCACACCTTTAGCAGATGCTGGTGCTTTTGCTAGTGCCTCAAAGCGAACCTCGCTTTTTAGCATGTCGTTAATTGCGTCGTGGTCAGTAGGGACTGCCGCGCCGTTTCTGTCTGTCATGGCGAATACGCCGTTAGCCTCAACGATGCGAGACTTAATTGACTCTGCCGTAATGTCTACAAACTTAGAATCTGCGTAAGACTGTGCAATTTTCATTGCGAATTCAGCTTTTTTAGCGTCAGTAATCGAGCTGTGCAAATTGTTTAGCTCTGTTTCTTTTGCCGCTAATGCGTCAAGCGCTTTTTGATGCTCCGCTTTTTGCATTTCCATTTCAAGCTTATTTACTTCGCTGTGCTTGCCTTGCTCTTTTAGCTCAGCTACTTTAGCGTTGTACTCGTCGAGCGCTTTAGCTTCTGCTAATGCGACTGCTTGCTGTTGCTTTTCAGCCATAGAAGCTTCAATACTTTGCATTTTTTTTCTAAGATCGTTTAGTTCGCCTTGCGTCTTAAATCCTGAGATTTTTTCTTCGGCTAAGTCGTTAAGCATATAGACAAAATTGCCGCTACCCTTAACCTCTTCAAACTCTCTATATAATTCTTCTTGACCTTGCGGAACATCCGCTTTGGTTTCATATACTGATTGCATGATAGACCCTATCTTAATTGCATTTTGTTTGTGTGGAACTATTATAGCACAATTAACTAATTGTTAGTCAAATTGGCTAATTGTGCCTCTGCCCGTTTCAATTTCCTGCATTATAACTTCTATTTCAGCCTCTAGTACGCCGCCAGCTTTTAACTGTCTGTGCGCCTCTTCTAGCGAGATTACGCCCATATTGTACTCGTTAATAATAGCTGCACGCTCAGTTGGCTCAAGTTTGCTGGTGTTAAATTCTTTGTTTAGTACAATAGTAAAATCAGGGGTGGTAGATTTAGTAGACATGAAACCGTAACAAATACCAGCTAGATTTCTGTATGCTGCTTCGTCAGAGTTAGCTATGTTAGTTAGTGCACGCAATTGTTCAGCGCTGCGAATCTTTGCCACGCCTACGGCCTCCGTTGCCGCCTCGCTTGTATCAAACGAGCCGCCGAATGCCTTGACTTCTTTTTGATTAATGTCTAAATAAGTAAACAATGGACTATCAGCAGACTTGGCTTCTAGGTACTTAGCTTTTACGTTTTTCGGTAGATTTATCCCGCCGTTAGAACCAAGCTTTAACTCCTTGCCGTCGTTCATCTCCTCGATTACCTTTCCGTCGCCAGCCTCCCAGCCCTCAGTTATTAACGTTGGCTGCGCGTTGCGGTGAATCATTTCTTTTAAGTCAGCGTTAACTTGGTAGCGGGCGATAGCTTTTAGTGCAACTGGGTATAACACGCCAAAGGTGCACGGCATTTGCCCCGCTTGAGCTATCTCATCGGTCACTATCTCGCATGGTATAGATTGCATCATTTGACCGCGCCAGATTGGGTAAAGCTTTTCGCCTTTTACCTCCATGCCGTCATGCTCTTCTATTTTTTGCTGATAATAATTACCCTCATCATCCAGCCCTAGAATCAATATTCTTGTCTCTGTTTTTCGCTGTAGCGTTTCTTTGTCTACATGACTAAATGACTCACAAAGCTTAACAAAGTTAATCTGATTTACGCCGTTAACCTCGTCAAAATCCCAGTCGATAACAGATTCGCGCGGGTAGTGTTTGATATTTGCTTGTGTACCGTTGTAATCAGCTAGTAAAAAATGATAGCCCACTTGAATTACATTTGACGCAGTTAGCGCCATAGATTGAGCTAGCGGCGTGCCGTCACCGTCGCTATTATCGATTAGGTATTCAATTTCACTTGGCAACTCAATAGTTGGCTCAGTTGACCACATTGCACCGTTTAAGCTTGTTAGTGTCGCGCCCGTGAACCCATCAAACTCAGCTCTAGCTTTGTAGGCCCTGTAACGCTCTTTTGATTGGGCGCTAGTCTTGTCTATGTCGCTAGGGTGGGGCAAGTAAATTAGCGAGTTAGGGCTATTTTTTATTGCGTGTTCGCCCTGCACGCTATCACGAATTTTCAGCACTTCGTCTATGGTGTCGTTATAGATTTCGTTTCGAATACCCATCATTGAATCTGTCATTTAAAATAATCCCGATAAATTTTAGTGATTATAACATTAATTAGTTGTTGACATTGCTAGCAGGGTTGGTAAGATTAACAAAACTTAAATAGAGGAATGATAATGAAAGAAACGCAACGCTTATGGGATTATATCGACGAGAATTTTGACGGTAGCGCGTCAGCTTTTGCGCGGTCAATTGGCAAATTTAGACAAGAAGTCAATCGCTGGAATTGCAAATTTAAGCCAAAGGAGGATAAAGGCCGGTGGCATAGCGCTATCGTTCATGATGGTTCGATTTGGATGTTGTGCAACTACAAACGCAACGATTACGAAACGATGGAGTTCGAAGGCGCTACTTATCGCAAGGTTTTTACCTTTGGGGATGAGAAATGAAAGAGCTTGCAAATCGCTAGGGTATGCAACTTTGTTTTTCGGGTCTTTATACTTAATTTATGTCGCTTAACACATACACAAAATACAAAACGAGCGTGACCGATATTATTGAGCGTGGAATAGTTCTGGTTACGCCTGTTTTGTTTTTATTATTTTTATGGTGGATTTATGGGTAGATTTAGAAAAGGACAAATAGTTGTTGTTATTGAGACGGGTGAGATTTGTACAATTGATGTTATTTCCGGCGGGATAATATGGCTATCAAACAGTAATCGCCCGCATAGTGAATCGCAACTCAAAGCGACCAGACTTCACACGCCTTGGCAACAAAACACAATACTAGACGTTGGCGCTAAAAGCCTAATAGAACTACCCGCAGCAGATAAAGCGGCGAGAATAGCAAACCGCGCAATTGAGCGCATGATTAATCAATAGGGAAAGAATATGAGTAAAATTAACCTAATGCTAGGCGACTGCCTAGAAAGAATGAAAGAGATACCTGACGGCAGTGTTGACTTGATATTGACAGACCCGCCTTATGGTACAACGGCCTGTAAGTGGGACTCAATTATCCCGCTTGAGCCTATGTGGGAGCAGTTAAAAAGAATTATTAAACCCAATGGTGCTATTGTTATGACAGCTTCACAGCCGTTTACAACAACTTTGATTGCATCAAACATGAAGGGTTTTAAATATTGCTGGCAGTGGGATAAAAAAATACCTAGCGGCATGAGTTACGCACGATTTAGACCTATGCAGCAGACGGAGGATATATGTGTATTTACACTGAATGGGGAGAGGTCTATATATAACGCCCAAATGGTATTAAGAGACAAGCCTATAAAAGGCGGGGGAATGACCAAGGGCGAGACAACAAACAATCAAGGATTAAAAGCACTAAAGAAGACCTATACACATAAAAACCCAACCACACTTATAAGGATTGATAAAATTAGAAGGGGCAGCGTACACCCAACCCAAAAACCAGTTGAACTAATGGAATACCTAATTAAAACCTACACCAACGGGTGCGACACAGTGCTGGACTTTACTATGGGCTCAGGCTCAACAGGCGTCGCGGCCAAAAACTTAAACCGCGACTTTATAGGGATTGAAATGGACGAGGGCTATTTTAATATTGCGAAAGAGCGCATTAATCAATCCCCGCCAATCTAAACGCCTTATCAGCGACGCCGCTTTCTTTTAATTCTTTAATTGAAAGCGGTCGACCTGTTAAATCTGTGAATTTACTAATAGGCAATTTACCATCCAAAAACAATCTAGCGCCCGTCACACCTAAACTTGATTCGACATATTTTCTAGGCTGCAATCTCAAAAATGTATCGCTATCCATATCGCTTGGCACTTTTTGCACACCGTAGCGCTCATCTTTGTTTCCTCGCCGCTGAGTAGAATAATCGACATCGTTTGTCGTGCCCTGTACCGCTGGTTTTGTTCCTTCGAGCGGGTCAATTCCTTTTAATCTTACAATGTAAGCGCTGCGACAATTGATATGCTGAGGGATGCGTGGGTAATTTTTATCCTCGATAGGCCATTCTTGCAAGTTCCAGGTCATACAGGTTTTTGATGTTCGATTATCCATCACCGCATAAAATATACGTGTTTCAATAATATCTTTATTTGCAGCGTAAGTTCTATCACGCGCAGAATTTGAGTAATGACTAACGCCAGTGCGAACAAGTGAGGCGGCTTGGTTCTTTACTTTACCCTGTAAAATCCCGCCTTGATACATTTTTGTTTTGCGATTGTACGTGCCGCGAATGTTGCGCTCAATCTCAGCGTTAGTTAGATTGGCTCCGTACCCTGCGTCAATTTGACCAATTATTGCTTTACTTGACGAATCAATGTTGTTTTTGACGAATTGCGACCACACACCAGATCTTGCAGACGAGCCAGATGTTAAAACCATTGTTGCAGCGTTCGCATAACTTGCTAATATTTTTTCGTCGGGGATTTTGAATGGCTGACCTAGAAAGTCGTCGTAAATATCGCTTACGTGCTCAGAGTCAAGCGGCATCATTTCTATCATATCTTGCGTAACTAAATAAAATCCGATAGCCATATCTTCATTAATCGCTTGTCGTATGATTGCGTCTATCTTATTTCTGTCTGCTTTATTTAATTCGCTGTATTCGCCAAATTCGCCAAGTAGTGAAGGTAGTTGTTTAGCAAAATCATTGATAGATTTGCCGATGTGTTTATTGATTAGATAAGACGCAAACCTAGCTAAATAAGATTCGCGTCTTACCAGTGATTCGATTATTGTATCTTCGTTTGGAGTTGCCATAAAAAATAGCCTTATTACTGAATAAGGCTATTATAGCATTGTAACGCATATCGGTTACAGCGTTGTGATGTTACTTTTTTGTGTTACTCCCAATAGCCGTATTCATCATCGGCATACTGGTCGTTGTCTTGTGTTTGTTCGGTCATTTGTTAGCCTACAATTAAAAAACCACTGTAACACTTCCGTGTGTTATGTCAACGATTATTTTTCTTTTTGAGTGTTTGCGTAGTTAACGCCGAATGACGCAGTAACAATGACGCCGTAAAGCGTAGTAATAGGCACAAACAAATCAGTCATTTTGCTTGTTGCATTGCTTAATGCAGTCAGTACGTGGTCGCTACTAGTAAGCGCGTCACCCATGTACATACAGTAAATAAGCTCAATTAATATCATTGCAGCCGTTGACAGCAAGTAAAATCGATACATAGCGCCGACGTTGCGCGACTGGTCACGCCGCATTCGCCCGTTTGGGTCTAATGTTTTTACCATTATCGCTTTAGCTTCTGCGGCCTCCTTGTCTGTTTCAATCCATTCTGACGCTATATTCTCAATTGATTTTATAGCGCCGCCCGTAAATAAGTCTTTAAACCATCCCATATTAACCTCTCTAAAAGTTTATTCTGATTGTTGGTGGTTTAGTCCAAACTTTTGAACCCATTTCAACCACTGCTAGATAACGGAATGCGTCAGCGCCATCGGACGCCCAATC